CCGATATTATAAATTTGTCAAGAACAAGCAGTCTTCGCACCGCTTTAGGATCGTTTGAAAGATTTATCTCGCAACCATTTGACTACAGAGGATCGTTGAGTTATCTTCTAAACGAACAAGAAAATCGCGAGGAACTATGATTTTTCAGACACTTGACGACAAGTCAGAATGCGTCGGGGTGTATGTCAATGGTAAACTGCATTTCGACCAGATACCAGATGGCTTGACAAAGACTTGGAAGTACACTGGGTCTATCAACGATCCAGATGTCCTATATGCTTGGATCTATTGTGGTGGCAAGAAACTTGAAGAGGTTTGCCCAACAGAATACAAGCAAGAATTAACTGAACTTCAAAAAACCTTCAAGGCTTACCTTCTTTCCTTCTCTATTGGGAAGATTAACTTGATGGATAACTGCTTTTTTGATCTCGTTCCATCTGATTTCCTGCTACAGTTTTGCGAAGTGAGAAACAAAATTACAGAACATGTCTTTGATACCCACACAAAGCCACAAAACTATGCTCATCTTGATAAAGCATACAAACTGGTTCACAAAATTAAGCATCAGAAATTAAATATCAACATAGATGGATGTCGTAATCTTATGACCTCTACAAGCGACAGAGAAGACGTTAGAATGCTTGTAAAAAATAAGTCGCACTACGTTGACTATAATCTTTTTGGAACGGTCACGGGCCGTCTTACGACCAAGAGAACAAGCAATCCAATCTTGACTATGAAGTCGAAGTTTCGTTCTTTGGTTAAACCCACAAATGATTGGTTTGTTTCTCTCGATTACAACGGAGCAGAGATTCGAACCTTCTTGTCGCTTTCTGGCCATGAACAACCGAATCAGGACATTCACATCTGGAACATGAAGCACTTGTATGGAGATCATCCAATAGATAGAGAAGAAGCGAAGGTGCGATTCTTTTCGTCGTTCTATAATCACAATGATAACAGTCTCAATGGCTCTGTCTATAGTAGAAACCGTGTTCTTGGAGACTACTTCTATGGCAATAGGGTCAGAACTACCTTTGGAAGAGAGATTGCTGTAGATGAAAGAAAGGCTTTCAACTATATCATCCAGAGTACAACGGCAGATTTGACCATTGATCGTGCTGTAGCGCTTGATGAAAAACTAAAAGACACAAAGTCGAAAGTTGCTTTCATTGTTCATGACGAAGTTGTACTTGATATCCACGAAGAAGACAAATATCTAATCCCACAATTAAAGGAGGTGTTCGAAAACAATAAACTTGGAAGTTTTATGGCAAATGTTAAGGCAGGCAAGAACTATGGAGAGTTAAAGGAGTTGAAGATATGATTTCACTGATAGGCATAGGTGAAGCGGGATGCAATGTGGTTTCTTTATTTAAAGAACACAAAGAGTATAATTGTTTTTTCTTTTCAGAAGATCAGGAAGATACTAAATGGACAAGAAGATTACCAAGACTAACAAAAGCAGAAGATTGTGAAAGTAGAGCACCAAATATTTCATCACACAAAACTTTACAGGCAATACAAGATAGAGTTCAGGTGTTTCTTTGTGGCTCTTCCTTCTCGGCAAACTATACATTGGCAATATTGCAGCAAATAAAGCACAAAAGCATCGACATATTCTACATTAAGCCAGATGTAGAACTTTTAATAGGTGATATTAAACTACAAGAAAGGGCAATCTTTGGGATTCTACAAGAATATGCAAGATCTGGATTGTTTAACAGTTTTACAATCTTGTCAAACCCAGAAATAGAAAAAACAATAGGTGAGATTCCAATAAAAAAATACTTTGAAGTTATTAATAAAAGCATTTACTATGCTGTTCATTATCTAAATGTCTTTGAACATACAGAACCACTCGTAGGCAACCTTTCAAAGCCATCAGAAGTGCAGAGAATCCGCTCTGTTGGTATCATTTCAGTAGATAAACTTTCTGAACAATGGTACTTTAATTTAAAGGAAGATCGTGATGTAGCATACTATTTATGTATAGCAGAGAAACGCCTTGAGACCGATGGAAAACTTCATTCAAAAGTGGTCCAAAGTCTTAAAAGCAAGCCCCGAAATGCGTTTAAAAATGTGACTTATGCAATTTATCAGTCACCTTATGAAACTGATTTTGGATTCTGTGTGGCGCATACAAATTTTATTCAAGGTTTATTACTTGACAGTGAAGGCTGAACAAGTTATTGTATTTTTGAGCAAGGGAAAGCTCTTAAAATTACCCAAACAATTACGCTTGACGAGACTCTGACAGCGTGATATCTTAAGATGGCGAGGAACGCTCGTCATACTCTAGCCCAACACAAGGAGATTATTATGGGAATCAATATGGAACTTATGCGGAAGAAGCTCGCCGCACTTCGTGGAGAAGGAAAGAGTGATCGAACCAGCGTATGGTTCAAGCCCGAAGAGGGAGATACGGATATTCGTATTGTCCCAGCGGCCGATGGAGATCCTCTCAAGGAGGTATTTTTCCACTACAATATCGAAGGGCACCGACAGGGCGTCATGTGCCCGAAGCGCAACTTTGGGGAAGAATGCCCAATCTGTGATTTTGCTTCACAACTGTGGCGTGATGGCACCGAAAGCAACGATGAAGAGACGAAGAAACTTGCAAAGTCTCTGTTCGTCCGTACTCGATACTTCTCGCCTGTAGTTGTTCGTGGCCTTGAGGCAGAAGGAATCAAGGTTTATGGCTACGGCAAGCAGGCATACGAACTGCTTCTTGGTTATATTCTTGACCCTGAATACGGAGACATTACCGATCCACAGGGTGGCACCGATATTACTATCACTTACACCAAGCCCAAAAAGCCCGGTGCATACCCTCAAACCAACATGAAGATGCGTCGTAATACCACTCCGCTTCTTACTGATTCAGATGCTATTCCGGGTCTTCTTCAGAAGATGCCTGATATTGATGCACTCTTTACTCGACATAGTTCAAAGGAAGTCAGTGCTATTCTGGATTCTATGCTGTCAGGTGACAAGTCTGCTGAATCTCGTTCTCGTGAAACTACACAATATAACCAGAAGTCAAGCGTCGACAAGGCATTTGACGATCTGATGGCTGGCTAGTAAAAGCGTTCCGGCTCCAGTCGCCCCCACCCGTAAAAAGGTGGGGGTTTTTCTTTGCATTTTGCTTTTATCGTGTTATATTTACTAATGGGCTTGGACCCAAAATTAAAGAAAAGTAAAGAAAAGAAAAATTAAGGAGAACTATATGGCTAAAGCAAAGGCCAAGGCTGGGCGTGTATCTATGTCTGACCTTAGAGCAATGATAAACAAAAAGGCAAAGCGCAATGTGGCGCATGACCTTCGTGAAGATAACCCAACGGAAGTAAAGTTATGGATTCCTACAGGATCTCGATGGCTTGACTCGATTATCTGTAAAGGCAAGTATGCAGGTATTCCAGTTGGAAAGGTGACCGAACTTGCCGGTCTGGAAGCAACAGGTAAATCCTTCCTTGCAGCGCAGATTGCTGCAAACGCACAAAAGATGGGAATCGGAGTTGTTTATTTCGATTCAGAATCCGCGATTGATCCCGGTTTCTTGGAGCGTGCAGGTTGCGATCTGGAAACACTTATGTACATCCAGACACCATCAGTAGAGTTTGTGCTTGAAACAATTGAGGATATTCTTGGTGCGACAGACGATAAGATGTTATTTATCTGGGACTCTCTCGCTTTCACTCCATCTGTATCTGATGTTGAAGGAGACTTCAACCCGCAATCTTCAGTAGCAACAAAGGCTCGTATTCTTGCGAAGGGTATGTCAAAGTTGATTGTACCACTTGCAGATAAACAGGCAACCTTTCTTGTGCTAAATCAGTTGAAAACCAATATCCCACAGGGACCAATGGCTCGTCAGATTGCGATGACCACGCCATACATCACTCCCGGTGGTAAAGCAATGCACTACTCTTACTCTCTTCGTATCTGGCTTACAGGTCGCAAGAGCAAGGCGGCATACATAGAAGACGATAACGGTTTCCGTATTGGGTCCGAAGTCAAAGTAAAGTTGGAGAAGTCTCGCTTTGGAACACAAGGCAGAAACTGTACATTCCGTATTCTTTGGGGAACCGATGAAGTGGGAGTTCAGGACGAAGCATCTTGGTTTGAGGCTTTGAAGAACTTTATGGAAGTTGCTGGCTCATGGTATACATTTGAACACAAAGGATATGAAAAGCGCTTTCAGCCTAGTAAGTGGGTAGATCTTCTTGCCAAGGATGAAGAATTCAAGAAGAATGTCATGGAAAAGATGAACGAAGTAATCGTTCAAAAATTCGATAAACGCGAAGGCGATGCATCTGATTTTTATGAAGTAGACAAAGCCTCTTGACATCTTACCTCCACTCTGTTAAGATATAGAGTGGAGGTAATATATGAAACGTGTGTTAGTTATAGACGCTCTCAATATGTTTTTGAGGGCGTTTATTGTTGATCCAAGTCTGTCTCAACATGGGCAACCGATAGGTGGAATCAAAGGTTCATTCAAGATTCTACAAAAACTTGTCCGCATGACAAAGCCAAATGAGATTGTTATTTGCTGGGATGGACCAAATGGATCACAAAAGCGCAAGACTCTGAATTCAAATTATAAGCAAGGTCGTAAACCGCTTCGACTTAATCGAGCGGTGCATAATCTAACCGAGAACGAAGAATTACAGAATAAGATTTGGCAACAAATGAGGACTATTGAGTACCTAAACCAGATGCCCGTAATTCAATTAATTCTTGAGAGAGTTGAAGCAGATGATATCATTTCATATGTTTGCAACTCTTCTCACTATGACGGTTGGCAGAAAGTAATTGTCTCAAACGATAAAGACTTTCTACAACTTTGTGATGATGAAACGGTTGTTTATCGCCCCACAACAGATAAGATCGAAACGAAGAAGACTGTGATTGAATCACTTGGTATTCACCCTACCAACATGGCTCTTGCTCGCGCTATGGTTGGAGACGCAAGCGATAATCTTCCCGGTGTTAGTCGTGTTGGTTTTAAGACAATCGCAAAGAAACTTTCTTTTATGTCAGAAGACCGTACAATAACGATTGATGAACTTATAGAACACTGCGAGAGCACAGATTCAAAATTGAAAATTTATGAAAATATTGCCTCATCTCGCCAACTTATCGAACACAACTACGACATGATGCAATTGTATTCTCCTTTGATCTCGATACAAGGAAAACAAACAATTGATTATGCGTTAGAAAACTTTGAATGTGATTTTCAAAAGACTGAACTTCTTAAACTTATGATAGAAGATGGTTTTGGAGAATTAAACTGGGAAGAACTCAAAACATTTCTAAATAAAATCTCACGGGAATGTAATGAAAAGTAAGACTATTTACTACCGAGGTGTAGTAAATGGAAGAATTATACGAATTTGATGAAGACTCTCTTAACGAAGAAGAACTTGAAGAAAAGCGAAAGCGTAAGAAAAAGAAGAAAAAGAAAGGTGGTAAGAAAGACGCTTGCTATCACAAAGTTCGTTCGCGCTATGACGTATGGCCCTCTGCCTACGCCAGTGGCGCACTAGTTAAGTGCCGTAAGGTCGGTGCTAAAAACTGGGGCAACAAGTCCAAGAAAAAGAACGAAGGCTTAGATTTGGATGACAATCTTCTACAAATAATTGAAGAAGAGTATCGTGCAGTAATAAAAGAAAGAAAAATATCTCAACAAGATAATAGTAAAATTAAAAAAATTATTGATCAACTTGAAAATTCTTCGAAAATGCATGGCGAGCAGGCAGAATATTTAAAATCCTTATTAGAAAAAGAGATTCAAGAAACAATTTCTGAAAAAAAAAAGAAACGCAAGAAGCGTAAGGGTGGCAAGAAAGATGGCAAAGGCGCAAGCGACAAGGGATATACGTTAAGAAACTGGTTCGCTGGCGGTGGCTGGGTACAAACTGGTGGCAAGTATGATGGCAAACCTTGTGCAAAACAGCCCGGTCAAAAAACCAAACCCTACTGTCGAGATCCAGATGATCGTGCAAAGTTGAGCAAAAAAGAGCGCGATAAAAGAGCAGCCAAAAAGCGCAAAGAAGATCCAAATCCAAATCGTAAGGGTAAAGCAAAGAACGTTAGTCAGAAAAAAGGTAAGTGATGTTAAACATTAGAACATTAATAGAAGAAGAGTATAACTTATTTCTTGAAGGCAAAGCGGAAGATTT